TTGGCTTCAAGCTCTAGGCCTGAATGAAAACCTTTTCTATGACGTTCAGCCCACCTTTTGTCGAATCGCTTACCATTGCGACCATCTTTATGTTCTTCATAAGGCACATGGATATTCCAGCCGGATTTACGTAAACGCGCGCATAAGCTAATCATGATTGTTTTTAATAGCTTTTCATCACAGCTTTCGAACCAGATACCAAGACTCCCATCTTGAACATTTATACTTGGTTTTTCATTATTCATTATCGTTTCCTTGTATTTAAGTTATAGTTCGGCTAATTAGGCGCAGGGTTCAAATGATATAATCCCGACTTGATTTTTCATTATCTGAGTTAGAAAGTAATTTGTTTTAGCTTCTTTCTTTGTTTTGCCAAACCCGCTAAAAACTATCCAATCCAGTTTCTTATCGTAGTATCTATATTCTTTTGTTGAGTTATTGTATTCAGTTACTAGCATTTTTATCTCCGCAGTCTGTCTAATGGGAACTATATGCCTAAATACTGTGTTTTTAGCATATCGTTTCCAATACTCCACGACCAGTTATCCATAACTAATTGATCAAACTGCCTGTCTGTCAATTCAATCTCATTATTGACAGACATTTCAGCCATTCTTATTGCTTTTTCATAATCTTTTGTGTGGTCTTCTGGCGTTTGAAAATGAAAGTTTTCTTTTGGTTGATACTTCGGTAGTTCATTCATGTGCTTTAATTGAACATCGAAATCCAGTCTTATTTTTTCACGCCTATTTTCAAGCATTTCAATTAATTCTTCTTTATGTGAACCAAGGTTCGCTTCTAATGAGCTTAATAACTCCGATTTTTTTACAGTTACTTTATCCATTTTCCTTCCTTTTGGTTTGTTGTTTAAATTTAATTTAGATCTTGTCTAATGAGGGTTTAGATATGTCGATTAGCCTCACATATCATTTCCCAATCATCTTCGTTAAAAAATTTCTCATGTTCTCTTTCTGCTAATAGTTCTTTAAAGTTAATTTTACTTAACGATCTAGCTCTAAACCACTCACCTCTAATGTTATGTCTTTTTAATTGTTTATGAAGTCTAGTTTCAACCATGTGAGCATGCCTTCTACTATTCATTGGTAATTTATATAAAATATTTAGTTCTTGCGGATTACCTATTTGTAAGTCATACATTCTACTTTCAACATTGTTAGCAATTCCAATCTTTACAGGATCTGAATGATTCATACCGCTTCTAATGACATATAAGTACGTGATCATAAAACCTCTTATTTATGAATGCTATCGCCTTTCCCCTTAAACCCTACCAAGGGAGCCATTTCTGACTGGGTACTTATTCTTGACCGAAGCCAAGTACAACAAATGAGTTACATTTAAATTGTATTCCTAAAATCAACAGACCTTATGCAAACCTTTATTCTGGAACTAACTCTCAATGACGCGATGGGTATCCATGAGTTAGATATTAATCAGCTATCCTTAGCCAATACATTAGTGTTGCGCTGCCACGCAAGAATTAGATTAATTATTATTCGTAGTGGGTTAAATCCCAAAAATACACAAACAGTTATTAATTTTATTCTAGTGCTTTAATTCCACCTGAATCGATTACATTATATTTGCGGTAGAGATATAAACAGTTCGTTAAGAAGAACTCTTGAGGGGTAGCTATTTGATAGGCATAAAAAAAGGGTACTTAAATAACATGTAACCTCTGTTGATAGAGGGGTGAAATCAGATGATAGAAAGAAAACCCACCAAAGATTACACGTTACTTAAATACCCTTAATCAACTAATTTCTTATCAAACGGCTACCACACCGCATTCGCATTATCTTATGTTATTTACTACTTTTCAAGTTTATTTTTATTCCAAACTAATTTATAGGTAATCTGCACCCACAGTTATCACAAGTATCCCAATATTCAGGCACCCCCTCGTCGATAACTTCATCAGCACAAGTATCACAACAAATGATTACCTTTTCTAACGATCTTGAATAAACCATGCTGTCAGCCACCCCTGTGCAGCTATCAACCTCGCAAAAGTTTGATTCATTTAATTTTCTAGCTCTCATTCGAATTACTCCTCCTTTTCAAGTTCAATCTCAACTAATCTCGCATACCCGGCAATATCATGCCAATTATCAATGAGATTTGGATCGCCATTTAATATCCTGGCTATCTTACAAAATATCATATCTAGCGCTTCTGTATGAATATGGCAGAAATCTTTATGATGTTTCGAGTGATCGGATACAAATTTTAATTGATAGCATGTTTTAGCGTAATCCGCATAAGCTCCATATTTGCTATCGCGATCTTTTATTGTTTTATCGACACTCACTATTCTTTCTCCTTTTCGTCAAGTTCGGTTATGAATTGATCATATATTTTCTGAAACATCACCGCTTTCGATTTTTTATTATTGGTATCTAACGCTTTGATTCCTTGTGGCTTAAATGAAAAGCCATATCCGTCACCCATAACCCAGACATGCAAGCCTTTCATTTCGCTGAAATCATTTACTTGTAGTTCGATTAACAAACGCCTTATCAGTTCACATCCGTAAGCTGTGCCAACCCGAGAATCTAACGTTTTATCGTATTTATCAAGACATAAACCACCGACACCTTGCGAAAATCCATCTTCATAATCGACATATATCCAAAAATTAAGAATTCCTCTTTCTTGTATTTCCAAAGTTGCTTTTGATATTTTCGCTAATTTTTTATTAGTATCAGTCACTATCTTTCTCCGATTTATGATCGTCCAGATGCGATGACCTGGCTTTATGTTTGGTTAATAATTGAAAGCTATTATCAGATGACCTGCAAAATAGATTGCCATCGACAATTTTATAATCAGGTATCCCATATACAGAATATCTACAAAGATTTTTCCTTGATATATCGTTAATAGCCATCATCGAAAGAATTAACAATCCAATAATGCAGGTCATGCTAATTAAGAAGACTCCATATAGTTTATGCATTACGACCTCAATCCAACAGCTTCCATTGCTGAACAATAATCTTGGATCGTTTTCTCTAATTGTTCGATATGAAAATCTAGCCTGGATTTGTCACGCCCTAAAAATCTAATTTTTTCTTCCTGATCTTTTATTGTTACTGCCTGTTGTTTAATTTCTTTTGCCTGCTCTTTAATTTTCATTGTTTTTATTCCGAACATGTTAGTTTCCCTGTTTTTCTTTAGAATTAAAATATTCAACCCTTTCATCATGCTTTTTTTGGTTGGCTGATTGCTTTAGATTGCTAGTTTTTTCAGCGCCAGACATCGAGACCTTTGGTCGAAATTTGGTTAATTCTAATGTCCTTCGTGATGCTTCAGTGTTGGTGCTGGGTAATCGGATATTCATTGTTTAATCTCCCTTTTATGAAGGTTTAGAACATCTTTAACCATTGATTTACAAAATTCTTTATCGTAGTAAAACCTATCACTTCTACACTCGCCGCCATCAAATACGGTTGGGGAAGCATCTATAATCATATTTATGGCTGACAACATCTCTTTCTTGAAAGCTGCCTTAGCTATGTAGCTGTCATTTTTAGGCAGGTTTGTGTTAAATTTGGGGTTGTGATTTACAATATTTTCAGCCTCAATATTATTTGCATCAAAAGGATCCACATCAAAGAAATATACATAGTCAAAATCAGCCTCGTTACCTCTGTGTGAGCAAGCCCTACTTTTCAAATTTTTAGATTGCCCAACATAGATGACCTCATTATTTTTGACCAGCCTGTAAATAACAAGCCTAAGAGACTTACTGTCAGGTAATTGTTTATTACAGTCAGCAAATAAAACACGATCCATTATTCTTCCCCTAATTTAATAAAATCACTTACCGAATAGCCCATAGCATCAGCAACTTTCTTAATGGTTGATAATGACGTCGGCTTATCCATCATAATGTTAGATATAGTCATCTTATCCACTTCAGAAATATTAGCTAATGCTCCTTGATTGGGTATGCCTTTATGAGCCATAGCGACCCTTATAGACTTCTTAATATTCATTTTTACGCCTCTTTTTAAATAATGTGCACTTATAGTAATGCTAATACAAAATATAGTCAAGAAAATATAAAATATAAATAAAAGCATAATTAAAGCTTGCAATCTAAAATCAACAGGTGTAATCTCTAAATCGTCCGAAACAAAACATTAACTAAAAGGAAAGAAGAATGAAGTTCACTATTGAGGTAGAAGATTTTTGGCTAGATGAAGAAGAGTTAACCGAGGCTCTGGAATCTCATGTGAAGAGAGAGGTTGTGAGAGAAATATCTGCAAGCATTAAAGATAAGATTGAAGCACAAATAACTAAAAAAATTACTGAAACGATTAACGTAAAGCTTGAGGCGCTAATAGATGTTCACTTAGACAGCTTAATTGAGTCTAATACCATCATTAAAAACAATAAGGAGATATTAATACCAGAACATATTAAACAATTATTTATGAATGATCGGGGCTGGCAAAATGTTGATGATAAAATAAGAAGTTACTCTAAAAAGTTCTCAACCGAAATGAAGCTTCAATATGATGCTGCATTTGCTACTAAGGTGGTTATGAATATGAAGGAGCAAGGCTTGTTGAAGAATGACGTTGTTAAAATGCTGCTCGATGAAAATAGTTAATTAACCCTAACCAACCAATAACCAAAGCTCTTTAATTAGGGCTAAGTGGGTAGTAAAACAAAACAACGGATGAATAAAATGCAAACATTAAAAAAATATGTAAATTGTCACTTCTTTGAATTACCTGAAAAGCATTGGGATGATGTAATGGTTCAAGAATTTATAATGGTAGCTATTGCAGAAGATACTGATGTTTATGAGGCTATTATTGATATCACTCACAAAGACTTGTATCAACACGTGGCAGAGGATGATATTGAAGGTCTAGAAACAGCTAATATATTGAAAGAAGCTGTGGAAATCAAAAAAGCCATGATTCATAACGCAAAATATCAAATCGGTGAAATCATTATAGATATTGAAAACGACCTCAACGATCAAGAAAATGAAAGCGATTCTGAAATGCGACAAGAGTTTGATTCAACTGAAGCGAGGGCAATTAATAATGATTAATAAATTAGAAAGACTTCTGGGCGGCCGGCTTGGATTCGTCGTTTTGATTGTAATTATTTTATTATCAGGTGTAGAGATATGAATGAATTAACAATTTTTGAACAGGATAATCCATATCTTGTAGAGCGAGGGATTGACGAGCCTAAATGGAATGCGCTGTGTTCAACCATATATCCTGGGGCTAATCCAAGCTCAATTGTAATGGCTATTGATTATTGTGCAGCACGAGAACTCGATATTATGATGAAGCCGGTCCATTTGGTGCCAATGAATGTCAAAAACTCACAAACTGGACAAAGTGAGTGGCGCGATGTGGTTATGCCTGGTATTGGGCTTTACCGAATTCAAGCTGATAGGTCCGGTAATTATGCGGGTGCTGATGAGCCAAAATTCGGACCACCGGTTACCATAAGCGGACAAGATGCCTATAAAAAGGATTTCTCTGTCACTTATCCAGAATGGTGCAAATACACAGTTTATAAACTGGTTGGCGATGTTGTCGTTAAATTTGTAGCTAAAGAATACTGGCTAGAAAATTACGCGGTGCAAAAAAATACAACTCCGGCACCGAATGCTATGTGGAAAAAGCGACCTTTTGCTCAATTAGCTAAATGTGCGGAAGCGCAAGCATTAAGAAAAGCATGGCCAGAAATAGGAAGCGAACCAACTATGGACGAAATGGAAGGTAAATCTTTCGATGTAAACGACCATACTCCTGAAATTAAAGTGGTTAATCCTGAGTTGACAGAGTATCCGCAGGATAAATTTGAAGAAAACTTCCCTAAGTGGGAGAAGGCTGTTCAAGCCGAAATGATAACAATCGATGATGTTATCTCTAAGGCTGAAGCTAAAGCACCATTAACACAATCACAAAAAAATCAAATTGAAGGAATTAATAATGATAACGCTTAAATTAACGCAGGGTACTAAAGATTGGCACAAAGTCAGATTAGAGAATTTCACCGCATCAGAGGCTGCGGCAATGATGGGCGAATCTAAATACATGAGTCGGAATGAATTATTAAAACTCAAGAAAACAGGAATCTCAAAACCTGTTAGTGATTCTCAACAAAGAATTTTCGACAAAGGCCATGCAACTGAAGCTTTGGCTAGGCCGATTATCGAAGAGATGATCGGTGAAGAATTGTATCCTGTTACCGGATTGTTAGAAGATACAAAATATCTGGCATCATTTGATGGTCTAACAATGCTTAACGACACAGTCTTTGAGCATAAGTTATTCAATTCAACTTTAGCTGAAAACGTTAAAAACGAAATTCTAGAGCCTCACTATTTTTGGCAGTTGGAGCAACAATTACTGGTTAGCGGCGCCGATAAATCAATATTTGTCGTAAGCGATGGCACCGAAGAAAATATGGAGCGTATGTGGTACCTACCTGTTCCGGAACGCCGAGAAGCATTAATTGCCGGATGGGCTCAATTTGAGAAAGATTTGGCTGAATATCAGGTTGAAGCTGTTCAGGAAACTGTCATTGCCGAAAAAGCTGAATCATTCCCGTTAATAACCTTTGAGGTCACTGGTACTCAAATTTCGTCAAATATAACTGACTGCCTGGATATCATTAAAAGTCGATCACAGTTTGAGATGACCCGGGTATTAGAAACTGATCAAGACTTCGCCGATAAAGACCAACTCAATAAATCGACCAAGAAGGCCAGAGCAGACCTTAAAACGCTAGTTGAAGATGTCCAAGGCAAGTTTGTCAGTTATTCAGAATTTGCCACGGTAGCGGCTAAAATCGATTCAGTATTGCAAAAAATGCAGAGTCATGGTGAAAAGCAGGTTAAACAAGCCAAAGAAGCAAAGAAAAGAGATATTGAAGCAAAAGCGGTTCAGCAAATAATCGACCATTCATCTAAGATAAATAAAGAGATTGAACCAACAATGCTCCAGCAGTTTTTTGATGGAATGCCGGATTTTGCTGCAGCAATGAAAAACAAGCGAACCATCGAATCATTACAAAATGCTGTCGATGAGGTAGTAGCTAAATTCAAGATTGAATCAAATCAAATCGCTAAAAAGGTAAAGGTTAATTTAACCACGCTGCGAGAATTGGCCAGCGATTACAAATTTTTATTCAGCGACACGCCACAACTGGTGACCAAAGATAATGAAGACTTGGTTGCTGTTATCAAAACTCGAATTTCTGAACATGAAAAATCAGAACAGAATAAGCGAGATAGGGAGCGTGAAGAAATGCGACCTGAAGAAGAGAAAAAGGCCATAAAAAAGGTTGATGCTATCAAACACAAGGCTGAAGAAACCGTAGAAAAGTTAATTGTAGATATTTCTAGCCCTAAAGTGACGACGAACCTTCCTGCGGTTAATAGCGGCATGGAAATCACGCAAGAAGAAGTCAACGAAAAATCCACCATTAATATATCGGTTGAGCTCGTTAAAGATATCCAAGAATGGGCTACACGCTATCAATTACCTTTGATTGCAGTAGAAGAACTTAAGGCTATTTTAGACGGCCACGCGGATAATTAAATAGGTGAGTCAATGAACCATAATCTAACCAAAATAAATATAAATGGTAGTAATTGGCTGCAATGTGATGATTGTGGATGTACTTTTTGCGATCAACACTGGTGGGTAGACGGCATGAAATCGAAAATAGAGCCAAAATGCAGTGCTGATAATCTCGACTGGGAAAGAAATGCAATCAAAGAGGTGTTCGCGTGGAATTAATAACGTTTAAAGAAGCGTTGAAATTATCGGGCGTTAGTCAGCCCGAATTCTATAAATTAAGAAATGAAAATCTTATATCTGATGGAACTCAAGAAAGGGTTAATACAATAAAGTTATGGGATAAAAAATTACTTTTATGCGAACTAAAGAAAATACGTGGTTTCAGACCAGATACGGCAGAGTGCGGGTTTAATTTAGCAATGAATTTAATGAATAAAACTTGATAAACCAATTGAACAATAAGGAAAATATAATGAATATTGAATTTGTATTATGGTGGTTGTTGGCTGGTATTATAGCCGACTTAATTTTAATTTTATTTGTTACCGCAAGTTTTAGAGGTCGGATGAAAGAATTTTACGATAGATACGATCGATCTCCACCTCCTTTTTTTGATGATTATCTTGAGGCGGCGACAGAAGCTCCTTGGTGGGGTCATGCGATTGCAATATTGTTACCACCCTCTATAATTCTGCATCCTGCAATGAGTGGCTAATAACCAAGGAAAATTTATGAACTTAGATAAAGCAATACGAATAGCTGTTGATGCTCATACAAACCAAGTAGATAAAGGTGGCGAGTCTTATATACTTCATCCATTGAGATTGATGATGCAGTTCGATGATGATGATTATCGCATTGTTGCAGTTCTTCATGATGTCATAGAGGATTCTCATATAGCATTGTGTGATCTTGAGAAGGAAGGTTTTTCAGACAAAGTTTTGCTTTCTTTATCTGCATTAACAAGAAGAAATAGCCAAACGTATGATAATTATATTAGTCGAATATCAAGCAACTACATTGCCAGAAAAGTAAAAATAAAGGACTTGAAAGATAATTTAAACGTGCTTAGGTTAAGTTCATTTAACGAAGTTGACGCCAAGCGACAGACAAATATCTAAAAGCTTTATGGTTTTTAAAGTAACAACGGAAAGTTTTATGACTGAACTTATTGTGTATTTAGCTGTATCAATAGTACCTAGCGCAATCTTTTATAAGAGGCTTGTTGGTGATGGCCCGGCAATTGATAGTGATTTATTTACTGCCGTTCTTTTAGGGTTGTATTGGCCAATATCAATGCCTGCGTATATGTTAATGATATTAGTAAAATACATTTATGGAAAACTTTAAGGGGGAAATATTATGGATAATTTTAATACAGAGCTAGCATGGTTTCCTGTTGAAGTCGATGCATCGGTTTATATTGATAATTCTCTATTGAGTGTATTTAGGAATCGTTGCTCGGGAGATAAAGTTAATGGCATATTTACTGAAAAAGACAGGATATACATGCTTGCATTAAGAGATGCCGGTTATAATGATGCTCAAAAACTTATAGACGCTATCGATAAACATGGGCAGATTAGAATTTTTGAGCGAACAAAAAACTTATAGGGAAATTTTTATGAAAAAAACAATAATGCAATTAATCAAAGACGCTTTAAGTAAGTCTGAAAAGAATCTCCTTACAATTGAAATAGAACTCGAATACATGAGTGAAGAAGAGCTTACTCAATCCTTATGGAGAGAAGGTAAAACTAAAGATCAGGTGTTAAAAAGCTTTAGAAAGGAATCTGAAAAATACCAACAATGTGTTGATTGGTTAGCTAACAATTAAAGGGCAGAATTTTTACTTAAACAGTGATAATTGCACCATACAGCTCAATCAATTATACTAGAAACTGAATTTAAACAGGTTTTCAAATGAAACTATCATGTATCAAATCTGCCATCGAAATAATTGCTGGCATATACTTAGAGGAAATGAAGTTATTCTTTTTGGTATTGGCAGCGTCGAAACCGCAATAACAATTGGCCGGTTATATGGGTATTTTTTGACTTTTGAAAATGAAGAATCAAAGAAAGCAGCTTAAGTTTTAACGACAGCCGTCAAGGAAGACAAGAGGCAATTACCCCTATTAACGTAGGGGATTTTTTTATGGCAAATTTGCAACAAGAAAATGATTTATTAAAACTGGATGTCGAAAGATTAGCCAGGCATAACGAAAAGCTGACTATACAGAATGACGACTTGCGAGCACTACTGGACGCTTTTAATAAAGTACCAGAACATAATTTTGGTGAAAGCATTATGGAAGATGAATAATGGCTAAATCAAAGATAAGGAATACAGGAAACTTAGAGCAATACGCCTCTAAAGGAACCTTAGTCTTTTCAGGATCGCTATTAGTCCTTTCTGTATCGCTGAATAATGCCGGCTTAGGGAAGATTGTTGATGCCTATTCTCAGTCAATCGTTCATAACATCGAAAGCAAGCAGTCCTGCGATTCATCGTTAGAAGATAGATTGGTATTAGTTGAAAGCCTAGCCCATAAATCCAGCAAACAAGACGCCGATAAAATCAAATAACCCAGGTGACTCATGAATAATGACAATATAACCCTCCTATCAGATAAAAAAATCGATGAATCCGAAGCTATGCGGGCAAAGTTCAAAAGAGAATTGCCTGATTTTATATGCAGCATGGCATTAGTAGCTGAAATTAAAATGATCGCATATATGGCATATCTGAAAGAAGGGTTTGAACCGGAACAAGCACTTGAATTATGTAAGTCAGCAGGTGAGTAAAATACATGAGTTTTAGAGGATTTAATAGTTACGATATATTGATGTGGTGGAGTAAAGTGCTTCATTCGTGCAATACCGAAGAACAATTCAAAAATGCGCTCAACCTTTGGCCTAGAGTTATTAAGCTCACGCCTTGCGTTTATGATGCTTGGCAAGAAGTAGTATGTGCCGCTAAGAACAAATTAAATCGCATAGTGCCGCCTCTGAACTTAATAGAAAAGAATAGGTCATTTGCGTTTGAAATAGACCACCCCAAGACAGCCGACGAATTAATTCGACATATTTTTAATTCACATAAGCCACCGGCGAGCACATGAGCCAGGCAAAACCAACTGATTCAGAGATAGATGCTTATGCGGGTCATTACGTCTTGCATGGCTGTCAATCATCATCATTTAGGGTCGCGTTTCCTGATAGTAAAGCAGGGCAAAAAGTCATACATGAGAAAGCTTCAACCTTTCATAAAATCGAAAAGGTTCAGGAAAGGATTGACGAGTTGTATATACAAGCTAAAGAAATAGCCGAAAAGAAATTCGAATTAAATGCGGAATATGTCGCCAAAAGGCTCAAAGAAATCGATGAGCTAGACATTCTCGACATCATGCGAGATGATATGAGGTCTTTTAAAGTGCTGTCTGATTGGCCTAAAGCCTGGCGTATATCGATATCCGGAATAGACTTATTGACCCTAACATCAAGAAGTGACGATGAAGACATTGAATCAATCGTTAAAAAAATCAAATGGCCTGACAAAACCAAGAATTTAGAATTGATTGGTAAGCTTGCCAAAGTATCCGCCTTCTCAGAAAACCTCAATATCACCAACAACAAAAACCTGACCCCTTGGAATGATATTCAAGCTGGCGTCGATTCGATGGATAAAAAGCCAGAAGAAGAATAATCCCATCTAAAATGAGCGACAATCATTAATTATACTTGATTGTGTATGATATCCGTGTATAATTCAGTTTATCTTAAGTAAAACCGAAAAATACCAATGACACCATCCAAACAATGCAAAAGAGCGGGTCTTAAAGGGCTCACTCATATGTCTCGTTTATGCAACAAACCAACTAGCACTTTAAGGGATTGGCATAGGGATAAT